CGCTGCGAGGGAGGGCGCCGTGCCTGTTGCGGCGCCCGGCGGTTCCATCCTAAGATCACTCGTTCCTGCCGCGGGCCGACGGCCCGCAGAGAAGGTGCCTCCGCCTTCGCTCCGCCCGCGCCCTTCGGGCTTCGGCGACGCGTCGGCGAGACGGCGCGACCGATGTTCCTCGGTAGCTCAACGGCAGAGCATCCGGCTGTTAACCGGAGGGTTGCTGGTTCGAATCCAGCCCGAGGAGCCAATCTTTACGGGGGTTTTCGGGAACACGGTCAGCGAGCGCGTCGGGTCGATTGCAAACTTTCTTGCAAACCCGCGCGCGATGTCAGCGAAGAGGGCAGTCGCCATGCACAGCCTGAACGTCCGCTCGGTTGACCCGATCTTCGTTGACGTGTCGCACGACGCGAAGTCGGCGGTGCTGCGCATCGGTGAGGCGCGACCGGGCGAGAGTCGCATCGCCGTTCTCAAGCCCGGTGAGTTGCGGTTGCTGGCCTACATGCTCCTGACGGCCGCCGAAGAGATCGACGCCAAGTCGCAGCGCTGAGCAGCGATGTTCTGGGAGGCAAGCGAATCCGTCTCGCTGGACATCCACTGCCCGCGCTGCGGCGGCGGTTTGACCGTTGAATGCGTGGACTGGCGCGACAACGAGCCAGACGATGCGCCGCCCGTGCCCACGGTCGATCTCCCCTGCCCTTTCTGCCGCCAGCTCAGCTCAGCCCGCATTCCGGCTGTGGTTCTCTGGGTCGCCGAACGGCCGGCCAAGGGCTCAGCCGGCGTTCACTGACGCCGGCATCGGGCCGACGTCCGCGTCGTGCTTGGCGGCTGCACCAGAGTGGTGTAACGTGGTGCAAATCATGCGAAAGCGGGCTGCCAGAATGGACCTTTCCGACCCGCCGGAGGCCGGAACGACGCGCGTTTCGATCTCCGTCCCCAATGACGACTACGCCGACCTGAAGAAGGCCGCGCTCCAGAAGCGCGTGTCTGTCGCATGGGTCGTTCGCGACGCCGTTCACGAGTACCTCAAGAACCAGTCGCCGCTGCTCCGGCCATGAGCGAGCCACAGATCGACAAGCGCGCTCAGCCTGCCGGCCAGACCGCCGAGACGGCGCTCTCTTTCTACGAGTTCTTCGCGGGCGGGGGTATGGTCCGAGCTGGACTCGGCGACGAGTGGCGTTGTCTCTTTGCGAACGACTTCGATCACAAGAAGGGCCGGACCTATCGCGACAATTGGGGTGACGCTGAACTCAAGACGGCGGACGTAGGCACGGTCGCCGCGACGGACGTGCCCGGCGTTGCTAGTCTGGCGTGGGCCTCGTTCCCCTGTCAGGATCTCTCGCTCGCGGGCGGCGGTGCGGGGTTGAAGGGGGACCGGTCGGGCACCTTCTGGCCGTTCTGGAAGCTCACCAAGAAGCTGATTGCTGACAACCGCGCGCCGCGTCTGTTGGTGCTGGAGAACGTCTGCGGCACGCTGACGTCGCACGAGGGTAAGGACTTCGCGACGATCTGCGGAGCGATTCAGCAAGCCGGCTACAGCGTCGGCGCGGTCGTCATCGACGCCGCGCTGTTCGTGCCGCAGTCACGACCGAGGCTGTTCGTCATCGGGGTTCACCCTGACGTCAAGGTGCCCGACAACCTGATCGCGAGCGGGCCGATCGAGCCGTGGCACACTCGCGCCCTTCAAGCGGCGCATGAGAGTCTGCCGGCGAAGACCAAGCGCGCGTGGCTGTGGTGGAACCTTCCGCGCCCGTCGCGTCGCACGGTCACGCTCTCAGACGTCATCGAAGAGAACCCGACGAGCGTGTCGTGGTTCACGGCCGACGAGACACGGCAGTTGCTCGACATGATGAGCCCAATCAATCGAGCGAAGCTCAACGAGGCGAAGCTCGCCGGTCGAAAGGTCGTCGGTGGCGTCTACAAACGGACGCGGCGCAACGAGAAAGGGCGCAAGGTGCAGCGGGCCGAGATTCGGTTCGACGACGTTGCCGGCTGCCTTCGAACGCCCGCTGGCGGTTCGAGCCGTCAGGTCATCATCGTCGTCGATGGGAAGAGCGTTTCGGCACGGCTCATTTCAAGCCGCGAGACCGCCCGGCTCATGGGACTGCCCGACAGCTACAAGCTGCCTGACAACTACAACGAGGCGTATCACCTTACGGGCGACGGCGTCGTCGCGCCCGTCGTTCGACACCTGGCCGCACACATTTTCGAGCCGATACTCAGCGGCTCAGTGCCTCATTCCACGGCAGCGGCGTGAGCATCATTCCGTGTGAGCAAAACGCCGAGCTTCAGAAGCTGATCGGCGACTACGTCGAAGTTCTCAAGACCGAAGCGCATCGGCTCGGCACGCACGGACTGACCGAGGAAGAGTTCTACAACAGCGGCGTCTTTCGCGGCGCGATTGAACGCGCACGCGGTCAGTTCTCCGCGACGATGCGAGACAAGCGTGAGTTCGGTCGGCACGTGCTGAACTACATGCAGGACCAGAAGTTCATTCAGAATTGGGAGTCGGCCGGCGAAGCCAACCGCCACGACTACATCGTCAATCTCAATTCCGGGCGTGTCGCCGCGATCGAGCTGAAGGGGTGTCTCGACGGCAACAACACCACGATCTTCGAGCGACCGCCGCACGCGCACGAGTTCATCATCTGGAGCGTCTGCACGAACCCCGGCGCTGACCCGCGTCGCAACGCGTGGTCAGGGATTCATACGCGGCTGAGCGCGGAGATCATCTTTCGGCAACAGCGCGTCGATGGCGTCGTGATCTGGGACATGGCGTGCGGCACGGTCGGCCGGCCCTGCCCGAAACTCGCGAGCGCGCCCGATCGCGTGACGACGGTCGCGAGCTACGTGCTGCCCCCGCCCTGCATCTACGTCCTGCCGGGCACGATTCCAAGCCCGAGAAACAATCCGAATCCGGCAGCGCAGTCGCTCGACGACGTTCATGTTCTGCGGGCGTTTCACGACTGCTTCAAGGGGCGCGACGATGAGGTCAACTACGTTGACTTCGAGGTCGCGCACCGGGACGCCGAGACCGTTCGCAAGACTCGCGTGACGCGTGGCGGCGTGGTCGTGCAGGAATCGAAGCTCACTCCCATTCAGCGGTCGTGACCGAGGTTCCCGCTGTTCGACGGCGCACGATGCAGGCCGTCAGGAGCGCGGATACGTCGATCGAGCTGCGAGTGCGACGACTCGCTCACCGCGAAGGGTATCGATTCCGTCTTCATCGACGCGACCTGCCGGGCAGCCCCGATCTTGTGTTTCCCGGTCGGCGCAAGGCGATCTTCGTGCATGGGTGCTTCTGGCACGGCCACGACTGCCCGCGCGGCGCTCGTGTGCCGGTCACGAATCGCAGCTACTGGACGCAGAAGGTCGAGCGCAACCGGGCGAGAGACGTCCGGGTGCAGAGTGAGCTTCGGTCGCTCGGCTGGCAGGTGTTGACGCTTTGGGAGTGCCAACTTCGAGACGCACTTGCCGTCCGTCGAGCGTTGAAGCGATTCTTGGGCGGCAGGCGTTCCCGCATCGCCGGGTCGGTCATCGCTCGGCGTCACTAGACGAGTTTTCTCGCTGGCACTGACCCGCTCGCGCATGGTGCGGCCCCGATGAACATGCTCAACGCCTCGAACCTGATTGCGTTCATGCCGTGGTTGGAACTGGACTTCGACTGCGAGGTCGGCGGCGTGACGTTCATACCGTTCCGTGGGCAGAAGGGAGCCGTGCATCCAGCCCTAAAGGGGGTCGAAACGGAGCTGGCGACGATCCTCTCAAGCTACGTCGATCTCAAGGGGAACCCACGAACGGACTGCGCGGTCGCCACTGTGGCGGGTCGTGGCTGGAATCTGGACGACGGCGAAGATTTTCAATCAGTGAATCGAGCGGCGTCCCTGCTGTTTCTAGCTGCTTGGAGCGAGAACAAGTACTACGCGAGCAGCCAACTCGTGAACTCAGCGCACTTCCGGATCGTCTGGCAGCGTTTTCAGCCGGACGTCACCTGGACCGCACTCGTAACGCGACGTCGAGACGGCCGAACGACTGATGGTGGCTATCTGCATGGCGAGATCAAAATCTCGCGTCCGCTGCAATGCTCACTGCACACCGCCGCGAAGCCGGATCTCGACCTGCTGAAAGCCTTCGACAAGGCAGGTGACGGTTCTCCTACGATGGCTCGCCTCGCAACTGCCTTGCCCTTTGTTGAGCTGGCAAACACAGACGACGACATGATGAGCTACCACGCCGAGGCGATTTTGATGGCATCGGCGTTCGAGCAACTGCTCGACGGTGACGGCAAGTCCTACCTGCTCGTCAAAGCGTTCGAGCCTCACTTTGCGAGCGATGGCAGCGTCACGGTCGAAGAGGCACTGTCAGTAAGGCCCGACATCTACCTCGACCCGAAGCATGAGCAAGAGCAGCGAAAGTGGTGGGTGCATAAGAAGTGGATCGAGGAAATCTATCGACTTCGCAACAAGGCTGCTCACCGGGGCGAGACGCAGGGCCAGAAGTGGGCGTGGAATCCGTTCGAGCACCTAGTGATGGCGGCGTTCGTGTTTCCGCTCGTGGTGAAGCGGATGCTGGAGGCGGAGGGGGTCTATCAGCAGACCGACCACGATATCGGATCGGGGAAAGCGATCGACAGGCTTCTTGCATCGACCGGCTGGGCGCAGGAAGCAAGGCCGAACGAATCAGTCGTGAGTCGCTGGTCGCAGATCGTGAGCGATCAAGTCGTCGAGCAAATGTGGCAGGATGCTTTTTCCGCGTTCGAGGATGAGTCGGGCTAGACCTTCTGCGCGGTGTAGGAACAGAGAGCCCGTGACCCGTGGTCAGAGGGTCTACCCGGCCGGACTCGTGAACTTCCGGCCGAAATCTCGCCGGCAACGTCGCCGGCGGGCGCTCGCGTCGGCCCGATTGCACGCGAGTTTGCAAATCGGGGCAGGCAAACGGACTCGGAGAGGGGAAACGATGGCGCTTGGCGACTTCCGTGCGGTGTTCCTGCCCTACTGTGTCGAGCGGCAACCTGACGGCCGCTACGCGGTGCTCAACCGGGAATACAAGCCCGTGGGGTTCCACACCCGCGAGCACGTCGAGTATGCGAGCTACCCGGTGCTCGTGAAGCTCAAGGGGCTCACTCCGGCGAGGGCGGCGAAGATCTCGCACGCGGGCTCGCGCGACGTCGAGCGAATCTTTCTGTACGACGACGGCTCGAATCCCGTGAGAAGTGCCGCCAACATGAAAGCCTACATGGCTCGACTCGCCGTTCTGGCGAGGCTTGAGATCGTCCGCCGGTAAGGCGCGCGTCGGCACGATGGCCAAGGGCAGGGCAGCATCGCACCGCGAGAAGCAGCCGGCGGCGCGTCGGCGGGTCGTCGTCGGGACCGGCGCGACGATCGCGGCCGACGTGCTGGCGGAAGTCGAGCGCGGTCAGCTCGACCAACTGCGGCAGACGATGTCACCGCCTGAATTCGCAAACCTGCTCGCTCATCTCAACGACAGCCGGCGGCGGCAGCCGGTCAAGCCGACGCGCCCGGCCGACGCTGCCGCGCGCGCGCCCGTTGCTCGTCGTTCTGACCCTGTTGAGCGCGTGCTCGATGACGTTGCGCGAAGGGGCTCGCTGCCGGACGACCGGCGGTCGGTTGCCGAGGTTCGTTGGTGGTGGCGTCACTACGCCGCGCCGCGCTATCGAGTTGTCGAAGAGACGATCGACGGGAAGACGCGCGTGCTCGGAGAGCTGCCCGTCGTCGTCAAGAGTGGCGACGGTTGCGTGCTGATCAACGTGGGCGGCATCGTCAAGACCGATGACCGACGCAGACGATCGCCCGACGACGTCGCCCGATTGGTGCGCTGGTATTACAACCCCGCCACGCAGGAAGCCATCGCCGAGAAGTCGGACACCGCGACGAAGACGGTGCAGCGCGGTCTCTCGTGGCTGTGCAAACAACTCGAACAACTCGACAAGCTGCCGAAGGTTCCGGTGACAGATAAGGCACCCTCTTAAGTGTCCTAGACTTCGCCGCCTAGCCGCTAGAAACTCCAGCCCGATCGTCAGGGAGCACCTGACGGCCGGGCGTTTTCTTTGTGGGGGCATGAGATGCGGCGAATGAACGGATTTGACTTGGCGCTCGCGTTGCGGCGGATGACCGGGCGCGAGCTGGCGAAGAAGATCGGCGAGCCCGAGACGGTCACGTCGAAGCTCCGCACTGGCGAACGTGTCGCGACGCCGAAAGAGCGGGCCGTGATTGCGAAGGCGCTCGACCTGCCCGAAGCCGTCGTCTTTGGCGACGCGGACTTCGTTCAGCGACTCATCGACAAGCTCACCGACACGCTTCGGCTCGAAGTGGCCGCACGCGTGTTCGAGAGTCAGCGCGGCGAGCTGGCGAAGCCGCTGCGTCGGTAGTCGAGCAAGCAGAAAAAAGCCCGCGATGGCGTCGCGGGCAACCCGGAGGGTGTGAGTTGTGAACGAGCGCATCGTAGCACCAGAACTCGCGGACGTCGAGCCGGCGCGGCCGATGTCGTCACCGTGGCTCGACGTGAGGCAGGCAGCGCAGCACGCGCACGTCGGCGTCGGGCTCATCTACCGCGCGGTGGCGTCGCGCCGACTGCGGCACGTGCGCGTCGGCGAGCGGCGTCATGGGCTGCTGCGGTTTCGTGCGGAGTGGATCGACGCGTGGCTCGACAGTCAGGCAGCCGGCATCGAGGTTCCGCCTACCCGAGAGCGCGCGTAGCGAGATGGCGCGCATTCGAACCATCAAGCCGGAGCTGTTCACCGATGAGCAGCTTGCGGGCTTGCCGCCGCTCGCTCGACTTGCCTTCCCCGGTCTGTGGTGTCACGCCGATCGCGAAGGGCGGCTCGAAGATCGACCGGCTCGGCTCAAGGTGCTCATCCTGCCCTACGACGACGCGGACATGAACGAGCTGCTGACGTTGCTCGCGCAGAAGCGGTTCATCATCCGCTACGAGCGCGACGGGAAGCGACTGATTCAGGTCCGAACGTTCAGAAAGCATCAGCACGTGAACTCCAGAGAGCCCGCGAGCACGCTGCCCGCACCTGACCAGCACCAGACCGAGCCGGTGCCAGCACCGGACGAGCACAGTACCGAGCAGGTGCATGCACCTGCCGAGCACGTGCGGAAGGGAAGGGAAGGGAACGGGAACGGGAAGGGAGAAGAGATCGCGCGCACGCGCGCAGCGGCTCGGCCTGCTGGCCTGTTTGGCAACGACGAGGGCAAGGCGAGCAAGAAGGCCGAGCGGCGAGCACGGGCTGAGGCGGTTGTCGAGCTGTGGCGCAATCACTGCCCCTCGCTGCCCGGCGTCCACGAGCTGACTGACCGACGCGTGACGGCCATCGGTTCCGCGCTCGGTCGCGTGCCGGCGCTCAGCGAGTGGGAAGCCTACTTCGCCCGTTTGGAGCGGTCGGCCTTCTGTCGCGGCGAGAACGAGCGCGGTTGGAAGGCCGATCTCGATTGGGCGCTCAAGCCGGATTCGTGGGTGAAGGCGTTCGAGGGGCGATACGACGACCGAGCGCCGGCGGGCCGAATCGCCAAGACGGCGGACGAGGCGAAGACCGCGATGCGTGAACGGCTGCTGAAGCGGCCGGGCTCGGGCGACATCGATTTGCGATGAGGGGACCGATGAGAGTGCCGCGTGCGGACGCGTCAGAACGCGTCAGGTGCAACGAACGACCGGCGAGCCGGCCGGAGGGCCGGCCGGGCTGGAACGGGCCGCTGAGCGGCGAACGTGGCGGGCGGTTGCAGAAAGTTTGCACACAGCCGGCGCTCGCTGGCGAACGAGGCCCGTGTTATCGGGCCGAATCACGTGTAGAGCCTCTGGTTCTCAACCGGAAGGCCGATCGGCAGCGAACGGGAGCGTCGCCGACGCGTGCCGGGCAGCTCGCCGGCTCACCGCTGCCGGCGCTCGGAGGGCCGGCCGCGTGATTCCGATCCTCAGCGGCTCGTTCGAGATCGGCTACGACGACGACCGGCTCGACACGCCGCCGCGCTACGTGCTCGTGCTCCAGACGGCCGGCAGGACGACCGTGCTGCCCGTGCCGACGCGTGCGCTCGCGCAGCTCATGGCCGTTCGCAGCCGGGCAGGTCGCCCGCGCACGGGCGGCAGCAAGGTCACGAAGGGACGTCGCCGGTAGGCGCGACGTCGGGCCGACGCGCGTCGGCTCGGGTCGCACCGGCGACAGATAACGGACAACGAAAGGGACACGACGATGATTCAGAAACCGACCGCAGTGCTCACCCGCCATGACGGCACGAACGCGCCGCTCGACGTCAATCTCGCCGGCCGCGAGCCGTCTTCGTGGAGCGTGCCCGACATTCAACGGCTGATTCAGCAAATCGTGTTGCTGGCGATCGACGAGCCGAGCGTCGCCGTCGAGCACGACGAGGCCGGCGTCACGTTCGTCGTCCGTGTCGGCGGCAACGTGCTTCGCGTCGGCCCGATGGCCGGCGTCAATCCCGAGCTGGCGCGGGCCGCATCGCTGAACCCGCTCGGCGTCTTCAAGGCGGCGGTTCGCGGCGACAACCGCGCGACCGTCGTTCGGTGAGCCCGACGATGGCGACGCAGCGACGCATTCTCCAGAGCGACGTTCCGGTCTCGATCGCCGTGCCGATTCAGAAGAGCGGCGTCAACGCCGCCGCGCGGACGGTGCGCGGTCGCATGACGCAAGAGGTCGTAGACGCGCACAACGAAGAGATCGACTTCGACTCGGTTGTCGCGTGCCTCAGCACGTGGCGCGGCAACGTCCGCGAGATGCACCAACCGAGGGCGGTCGGCCGCGCCGTTGACATCGTCGTGCTCGACGACGACCGCGCCGTCGAGGTCGAGAGCTACATCAGCACCGGAGCCGAAGACACGTGGCAGAAGTGTCTCGATGGCACGCTCGGCTTCTACTCGATCGGCGGCATCGGCAACCGCGTCTCGGGCACCCGGAGCGACGGCACCATCGGTCCGCGCGTCTTGATGCAACGCATCAA